AAAGCAGCACGCACAGTAGAGGGATTGAAGAAGATTGTATCTGACGATGACTTCATGGCTGACAAAGCAGATGATCCTACCTGGAAATCAATTGGTATATACGTTAAGGTCAGAGAAGATATGGCTAAGATGCTATCTAACAGACCATCCAAATCCATTGATGCAGAAGATAACAAAGACTTAAGGATGATTATGGATTATTATATCAGTCAGCTCAAAGCTGGAGATCTAGAATTTGCTCAGATATTCGATAGGTTTTTATCACAAGATAGCGTGTATGACTCTAATGTTGGGAGATACTAATAATGGCAAGTAACGCCCCTAAACCTGAAGAAGACATGTCTACATCTGCTAGCCAAAAGCAAATTAAAAATAATGCTAGAAAATTGCAGCAAGATAAAGATGATCTTCTCTATAAAATTGCAAATCTTAAAAGAGAAATATCTAAAGCAGATGCTCCTAAGGGAACCTCAACTTCTTCATATAATACCTGGAAAAGCAATCTAACAGCATCTGAAAAATATGCCATAGATATACTTAAGCGTGATAAAGAATATGAGATTGCTAAGTTACAAGAAAAGATTCAAGCTTTAGACGTAGCCATATCAGACCCTCAAAAAGCCTTTGAATATGAGCAAGCTGGCAAAGATAGATATGGGAAGTATAAGATATCTAAAGAAGCACCGTATCTTACAGAGGATGTAAAGCAACAGTTTATTGCCGCGGGAATTAATATTGGAGATGATGCTGCTTGGTATAATCGCAACCAAGGAAATGTATCTGCTGTATATATGGGCCCAGGAGAGACGATAAAAACAAAAAGAAAAGGCACCAAAGGCCGAGGTTTCCGCACACTGGTGGAAGAGACGGACGATGTTCAATACATAGCCAATATCCAAAGAGAGTTCTGGACTAATGATAATATTAAGAATCAAATTATGGGTGCCTACGCTTCTGTAGGAACAACCTTAACTCAATGGGATGCCTCACAGTTGTGGGATCAATATGTTGAGAGAGCGGCTATAGTATACCAGGGTGGTAAGGGTAAGAAGCTTACACCGTATGACCTGATGAATGATGACCTAGCTAACATGAAGAAGAATGCAGTTCCCAAGGATACACTAACAAAGACAAAGCTAGACTATGCTGAAGTTCGTGACCTGTTAAGAGAAGTAGCTTTGAATACATCTGGGTTTGTTCCTGGAGAGAAAGTATTGAAGCAAGCATTTGATGACTTTGAGAAGAAGAACCGTGGTGTCTACAGCCAAAACTCACTAGTCAATGCAGGTGGTGGCAAGGTTATAGATAAGAGTGTTATTGACAAAGGTCTTACCCAAGCTGAAATGAAACGTCAGTTTGAAAAGCAAATGGAAAAGAAGAATCCTTTAGAAACAGAACGCCAGAACAACCTTAACTTTAATGATGCTTTAATGAAGAAGATTGGTGTAGGTGCTATATAATGGCTGAGCCAAAAAGCAAAGGAAACCAAGGGTATTTTTCTGACCCTCAAGTAATAGCTCAAATCAATATGATTAAAGCTATGAGAAGCCTTGACCCTAAACTAGAAGAAGCATATCAAGCATTCATCGCTGATGACATTGGTGGCTTTAATGCTGCTATCGAAACTAGTGATTTCTTTAAGAACAACCTAGAGACCGCACGCACCCGTAAGACCGCACAAATTAATCAACCTGGTGCGTTTGAACAAGACTTTCAAAACTTTGCATCACAAGTAAAGACAGCCCTATCTGATATACAATGGTCGCCAGAAGTTGAAGCACAGGTTAAGTTATCATTTCTTTCTGGTTCTAATATTTATGATACAAAAGCCAATATATTAAAAGCTGACGCTTTAGGAAAAATAGACCTTGGAGATCTTGGTGGTGCAAGCCTAGGAGATGTTACATCTTTACAGGCATACGCAAATCAATATTGGGTAGATGGACTATTAAGTTCTTCATATTGGGATACAAAACAAAAAGCTTTGTTCGCTGGGGACATCACTGTTGAAGGTATACAGAAAGAGATAAGAGATCTTTCTATATCATACTACCCAGCTTACGCTGACCAAATCAAAGCTAATAATCCTATGGATGCCAATGGTTCTGATGCTATTAAAGGTGTAGCTAATTGGCTAGAAGTAGATGAGAATGTAGCAAGGACTAAGTATAGCTCACTTGTCAATAAACTTACTCAGTATATAGACCCAACTACAGGCAAGCCAGGTGTTATGCCAGGTTGGATGAAAGAGAAGCTCATCAAGTCTGACCCTGACTGGGGCAAGACTAAGAACGGCACAGAGACGGTAAACAAACTCATGAATGTAGTAGCGAATGATTTCTTTGGGGGTGTCGTCTAATGGCAAAATCTTTAGAACAACAAATGGCTGATGCGCTGGCCAAAGGGTTCCAGACCTCTGTAAAAAATACTGCTAAAGCTTCACCTAAGCCTAAAATTACTACACCAGATAACACAGCATTTGGATTAGCAGATATAGGTTTTCAGAACGCCGCAAAGAATGCTGCTTCCCCGTTATCTGCAGCTCAAAAACTTGAAGCCGAACTTGCTGCTATGGAAGAAAAAACAAATTTAGAATTTGCTCGGATGGATGAAGAAGCTGCTCAAGTCCAAGCTGCAATGGACGAGCTTAATAGGCTTTACATTGAAGGAATAAAAGCAGAAAGTGAAGCAGATAAATTACGTCTTCAAAAAGAAGCAGATGCGCTTAGAAATCAACTACGGTTATCTCAAATAGCTCTAGGACAAAAGACTCCAACTGCTACAGCTGATGAATTGAAAGCTTCTAAGGAAGCTAACGATATTATGGTAGCCCTTACGGCTAAGTTCACAACCTATGGACTTGCTAGTTTGATTCCTAAGATTAAACAACTAGCTGTCAGTGGTGTTGGAGAAGAAACAATAAAGGCAGAGCTAGCCAATACAGATGAATATAAATTAAGATTTTCTGCTAATCAAGATAGACTTAAAAAGAATCTAACTATCCTTACCCCTTCTGAATATCTAGCAGTTGAAGATGCTTATCGCCAAACTCTTAGAGCGTATGGACTTACACAGTTTGATAATGATGCTTATGTTAAGCAGTTCATTGCTAATGATGTATCTCCTACGGAGCTATCTAACCGAGTGGTAACAGCAGTGCAAAGGGTTCGTAATGCTGACCCAGCAGTTCAGGCACAACTTAAAGATTATTATGGTATAGGTGATACTGACCTAGTAGCATACGTATTAGACCCAGCACAACAGTTCCAGAAAATTCAACGTCAAGTTGCTGCTGCTGAAATTGGTGTAGCTGCTGGACGTCAAGGACTACAAGCTGGTGTTAACGTAGCTGAGCAGCTAGCAGCCCAAGGAGTTACACAGGCTGAGGCTCAAAAGGGATACGCTACTATAGCAGACATCCTTCCTACGGCTGAAAAGTTAAGTAGTATTTATGGAACAACCCTAGAGGGTTACGATCAATCTAAGGCAGAACAAGAAGTCTTTAACTCTCTTGCATCTGCGCAACGTGCTCGTCAGAAATTGACAGCTCGAGAGATTGCACAATTCTCTGGTTCATCAGGTATGAGTAAAGCATCTCTATCTGAAGGAAAGACAGCAGGACAAATATAGAATCCTGACACGGACCTATCGGCCCTGTGCAGCGTATAAGACCGAGAGTAGGAGCCAGCCAGTTTCCCCGAACTGAACTGAGGCCTGCGACTAACAACGAATAGAAGGGTGGGTTGCTATGAGCAACAACTACTGGGATGAAGACGAAGACGACTTGGATACCGAGTCGGATGCACCGATGGACGGAAGTGACTTACTTAAAAAGTTACGTAAGGCCAAGCGTGCAGATGAAAAGCGTATCAAAGAACTCACTGAGCAACTTGAGGGTTTCTCCAAGGAGCAGCGTGAGCGGACCGTTAAAGAAGTCCTAGAAAAGAAGGGTGTAAATCCTAAAGCAGTTAGACTAATCCTTAAAGACTTAGATACTGTTAACGAAGAATCAGTTAATAACTGGCTCGACGATAACGGAGATTTGTTTGGGTTAACTCAATCGCAGGAAGCATCTAAGGTAAGTGACATTGACCGTGCTGCATTACGCCAGCAAGACAGTGTTACACAAGGTGCACTTACACCTGACAAAGCCGAAGACTTGAATATGAGACTCAACAATGCTGAATCAGCAGAAGAGATTATATCACTTCTTCGCTCACAACAATAATCATAGTTTAACTTAATCACCTTGGAGGTGACGCAATGGCTAATGCCTACACAACAACAGGTTCGTCCTCACTAGGAGGAACCGCTGGTAGTGCTGGTCTGGTCCAGAAGGCGTATGACCGTCTTCTAGAATTCGCTCTCCGCTCTGAACCACTTATTCGTTCAGTCGCAGATAAGCGCCCAACCAATCAATCTACTCCTGGCTCGACAGTCGTTTTACAACGCTATGTTGACCTATCCGCTGCAACTACAGCTCTCACAGAAGATGCTGACCCAGATGCAGTAGCAATGTCCACACCAACAACAGTAACCATTACTCTTAACGAGTATGGTAACTCAGTGTTGGTAACACGTGCGTTGGAACTATTCAGCCTAGCTGATGTAGACCCAGCAATCGCTAACATTATTGCATTCAACCTTGCAGATTCAATTGACTCAGTAGCAATGACTACTCTTCGTCAAGGAACAAACGTAATCTACTCAGGTTCAACAGCAACATCAACAGCAACAATTACTGCTGCTGCAACAATTTCTTCTGCTAACATCCGTAAGGCTGTTGCTAAGTTACGTGCTGCAAAGTCAGTTGCTCGCAAGGGCAGCCTATACTGGGCTGGTATCCACCCAGAAGTTTCACACGACCTTCGTGCTGAAACAGGTTCTGCTGGCTGGTTGCTTCCAAACCAATACGGTTCTGCACAAGACCGCATCTGGGCTGGAGAAATCGGACAATACGAAGGTGCTTACTTCGTAGAGTCTGCTCGTCTTTACAACGCAACAGATGGTGCTTCATCAGCACGCAACTACCGCACAATTATTGCTGGACAACAAGCACTTGCAGAAGCAGTTGCTGAAGAGCCACACGTAGTTATCGGACCAGTTGTCGATAAGTTGATGCGTCACCGCCCAATGGGTTGGTATGGCGTTCTAGGGTTTGCTCGCTACCGCGAGGAAGCACTATACCGAATCGAATCAGGTTCATCAATCGCTTAGTTGATTGAAGGTAGGCCAGGGGCTTCGGCTCCTGGTTTACATTGAGTTCACTAAGGAGAACTAATGGCAGATTATATCTTCAGAACACCTATAGTCCGAGAAGGACCGATAGGCTTGCATAGATTATTTTACTTCTATAAACTAAATGTAGCCGTCAGTATTGCTAAGAGTGGCGGAACATATTCTCAAGTCCGTTATGTCCTTGATGACACAATGGATGACTATCAAGAATTCTATATTGGTGGACGTAACCATATAGTTAACGATGCTACCAAGGCAGCTTTGATTGCTGGTAGTGTTGGAGTAACAGAAGCAAACTTTACGGCAGCATAAGGGGATAATATGAAGCACTGGGAATACCATCCAGTCTATGACGAGACTTGCTTCGGATGCAAAGCGGGAACGCTTCAGATGAATGCAGGAGATGCAACAAGAGATATACCAGATAAGAAATGGAATGCAGAACTGCAAGCCTACAGAGATGCTAGGGACCAGGGTATGCAACCAGCAGGAACCAGTATGCGGCACATTCAGGAAGCATACAAAGCCTCAGAGACTTTAGGTAAAGCCTATAACTCGGAGACTATGCCTAAAGCAAAAGATATAAATACAAAATCCGTAGAAGTTCTCAAAGAGATAGGACAAATATAATGCCAATGGTCGGAAAAAAAGAATTCCCATACACTGCAAAAGGTAAGATGGAAGCCAAGATGGAAGCAAAAAAGACAGGCAAGCCAATGAAGAAGGCTGTTAAAAAGACAATGAAGAAGATGGGCAAGAAGAAGTAAATGGCTGCTAAACCTAAACCTAATAAAGTTGTAGTGCCTAAACTGAATCCAAAAAAGATTCAAGATATGCTTACTGGAAAGACTCGAGTATCACCACTCGATAACAAGCCAGCAAAGAAACAACTATCTGATTGGGAAAAGGCTCAAGCGCTTAAAGAAGCCATTCTCAAGAAGACTGGCTCGTATCCAAATACGGCTCAATAATGTCAGACCCAAGATTAAAGCGAGCAGGGGTGTCAGGGTTTAATAAACCTAAGCGCACCCCTTCTCATCCTAAAAAATCACACATTGTTGTTGCGAAAGAAGGCAGTAAAGTAAAGACTATTCGCTTCGGCGAACAAGGCGCTAAGACTGCTGGCAAGCCAAAGCCTGGCGAAGGCGAAAGAATGAAGAACAAGCGTGCATCATTTAAAGCACGCCATTCAAAAAACATAGCCAAAGGAAAGATGTCTGCTGCTTACTGGGCAGATAAGGTGAAATGGTGAAGAAGAAAGCAAAGTCTAAGGTTAATGAGGCTGGTAACTACACCAAG